TTGAGTAATCATTCTGGAGAAGTATTGGATTTCATTGCTGTCGATGTTGAGGGTAATGGACAGTCACAGCAAGAGATAATCGAATTGGCAGTCGTTTCATCGCATCAAAATACCGTATTAGAGATATCGTCATGGTTGATTCGTCCTGTTGTACCTGTAACTGAGCAAGCAATGCGATTTCACGGAATTACAAATGAGGATTTAGAGTCTAGCAGTACTACAGAGGAGATTAGGAGTGAGGTGTTGGAGGCTCTGGGTAAAGGAATCGTTGTAGGTCACAATGTCAGCGTGGATACTAGGCTCATACGTAAACAGTTCGGAGAGTGGGATCCACTTGCCATAATCGATACAATCAAACTTGCTAAGTATGTCTGTCCAAACCTACGGAGTTATTCATTGGATGAGATGATTAAAGAATTTTCTTTAGATATTGCAGCATCTGAACGACATCGTGCTGCTGGTGACGCCAGAGCCACGGCTCAGTTATTCAACATACTTTTATCTAAATTAAAAAGTACACAAAGGAATGTTTTGACCTTATCCCAGATAGCTGGGAGTGTGGACAACCCATTTTTAGAAGATCAACAAGGGAATTTATTTTAATGGCTAATTATATTGGAATTGCAGGGACTCATTCAACAGGGAAGACCACTTACTTTAATGAGTTGATAAAGCGAGCTGGGGATATGGGGATAAAAGCCGTCCGTGTAGGCGATTTTGCGACCGATTGTAGGAATTCTGGCTTGCCTATCCTAGAGAATCATACATTCGAAAGCACGTTGTGGATTATAGCATCAGTAATAAAATCAGAAATTGAAGCTGGTATCGATGCAGATTTAGTGCTGGTAGATAGGCCAGTAGTTGATGCGATTGGTTATTTAAATGCAGCCCTTGAAATACAAGGTCGGGAGATATCCTTGGATGAGAGACAGTATCTAGAGTCTTTGGTGAAGTTTCATTCAAAGAGATATGATCTAATTTTGCAGACAGAGCTTGATGAAACTATCGAACTTGGGGAGGGTCGACCTAAAAATATGAAATTTAGAAAGTTAGCTGCTGTAAATATTAGTGCCGCATTTAATGACCTTAAAATACGATATATCCCAGCCCAAAGTGAAGCTGCTAAGATTGCTGAGGGTAATATTTTGAAGGCAATTAAAACTAGTGAGTAGGTTTTTGTGAACACTGGGTAGTAGATGCAATTTTCTATATAGCTTAAGGAGTCGAGTTGTATGCGGTTCTTATTAAAGTTGTTTCAAAGCTTAAACAGGAAGGTTGTAGTGAATGACTGATTTTTGCTACCATTCTAGTCAAGAGTTTTTGCAATACTCTTAGTAATCTGTGAAATACTAATTTAGCAAAGCGAATATCTCATTCCTGTTCAATTCCTAGTTACAATAAAAAAGCGATCTCTCATCAAGATTGCTTTATATCCAAAAGCGTTTTCCGAATCGACTTGCATTGCTTTTGATAAAACTTAACCACATCCAATTGGGTGGATAGTTCTTCATGATCAACAGTGAAGTGCTGAATGACATATATAGCATCAGTATCATTATAACTGAGTTTTACAAATCCAAGATGGGTTAACTCATGACTGTAGTTATTAAAATAAACTTTGAATGTGCAATTTAGATATTGCTGGCAGCAGGTTAATAATGATTCTTGAATATCATCGAAGGAATCGTGTTCATAAATAACTAAGATTTTTTCATTCAATGAATGTTCATAGTTAATACTCGCCATAATTTATCCCTGACTGTTATTACCAAAACAAACAAAGCGATCTCTCACCAAGATCGCTTTGCTTCTAAAATCGCTTTCCAAACCGACTGGTATTATCTTTCCATTCTTCAACGGCAGAACGTAACCAACGTAAGGGCATAAGTGTAATTGGTTCAGGGAAGCCGCGCGTTTGTCGCCACTTATAAATGGTTGCTCGACTAGTGATTTGAAACATATCTAAAACTTCAACGTGACTAATTAAAAGATGCGTTGATTGTTCATTAAGTTCAGCATAAGTTTTTGCTGGTGGCGGTGAATCTGGTAGTTGCTTTTCCTGTTTACTTTTATAGTGTGACGGTGTCACGTTTAAGCTGTTTTCTGTGGTATATGAGATGTTTACAGTAGGGTAGCTGTTGTAATCGAACATGTTTGATTCCTTATTCGCATGTTGTATTAACAAAATTAGAAAGACGAACCCGATTCATGGTGTGCCAGCAATGGGCATCACCTTTAAATAAGCCTCCTGCCTTTAATTTTGCACATCCTTCCGGTAGTGACTCACCACAATGTTGACAAGTACCTAGTGATTGTTTGATTTGTTCCATCTCACCATGAATACGATGGATCATGAGTTGTAACGCTTCAGCGTTATCACAAGGTGTATTGGGATAAGAGAAAAATTTACAGATCTCATTTAGCCGTTCGATCTCCATATTATTTAATGGGAGAGGGAAACTGGTCACGCCATTAGTTTTGCGTTTATCTCTCAAACGTTGGGCGCGTTTACGTGCTTGTTCACGTTTTTTATCATTAGTAGTCATAAGCCGAGATAGGTCGCTAGTTAGGTTTAATTCACGTTTTGTGTAACACAAAGATACACAAAACGTGTTTGTCATGTCAACACAAATCGTGAATTTAAAATTTAGGTATAAAAAAACCGCCAGGAAGGCGGTTCATGTTTATGTGTTACTGATCAAAACAGTTTTAGTTTGGCATCAATAACAACCCCGATAATTTTGCAATTACCGTTAATGGGTAAAGTAGGGTATTGCGGGTTTAGCGGTTTTAAGAATCGCTGGCCTGCATCAATAACCAGTTTTTTGAACGTGGCTTCATTCACATCAGTTAATTTAGCCACAACCAATGAACCATTTTGGGCTTCTCGTTCGGCATCAACAAGAACCAGTGTTTCTTCTGGAAAACTAATACCACTTGATGATGTCATTGAATCACCATGAACACGAAGCCAGAAACAATTAGGGCTTGTGCGCTCAGTAGTACCGTACCATTCGCTTATTTCATCTTTCAAGTAAGGCTCACACGCTTCTGTCCATGCACCAGCTTGAATTGAACTTAAAACAGGAAATGATTTTTGGTAGTTCGGTTGGATATCAATAGTGGTGACATTGGCAAAACTGGTTAGCTCATCATCATCAAATAAAATCTGATAGGGCTTAATGCTTAAATGTTTAGCCAGCATGTCAGCATCATCTAAATTAATACTTCTTAATCCAGACTCATAGTTACTGATACGCGAAGGTCCCCAACCACAAAGTTCGGCTAGGTCTTTTTGGCTAATGCCTTGTTTTATACGGAGCTGCTTTAAACGCAGTCCTACTTCAGTCTTTTTATCCATACTCATAAAATATCACGAAGCGTGAAATTAAATAACACACAATTTGTGATTTTTGAGTTGATAATAATTCACGAAATGTGTATCTTGACGGTAACCAAGGAGCTTTAATGAATCAAATCGCACAGCAACGGAAACTGCTTAATATTTCTCAAGCAGAACTCGCTGGAAAATTAGATAGCGGTCCATCTCGAATCTCTAATTTTGAAGCATCAATTAGAAAACCCAACTTAAAAACCTGTTGGATGATCGTGAATGCACTCAATGAGTTAGGTGCAAATTGTACCTTTGAGCAAGTATTTCCTAATCCTAAACAAAATAGTAACGAAACAATCTGATTATAGATGATTGTCCATCTTCTGGTTATTTATACAGTTAAGGAAAACCCGCATGTCAATTCAGAGCCTAAAAAGCGTTATGCGTAACGCTGTTGAGGGATGGCGTACTGAAGTCAGCAAAGAGTTCATTGCTCAGAAAGTTGCCCGTCAATATCACAACATGGATTTACCGTTTGAAGTTGATGCACAACGCAAGCAATTACTTAAACCGGTAGGGGCTGATGATAAGAACAACCAACAAAACTTTTTCCGTTATTTAGAACGAACCAGTATTGAAGCTAAAGCCACCATGATGGATTTGTTACCGGCTATTTTGGTTGCCTTACCTAAACAGCGAGCTTCTGATGCGCTCAATGCGTTTTTAAATCCACTCGGGTTTTCCGTAGCAGTAATAGGAACGGGGAGTGAAACACCTAAACGTGATCAGTTATTGGCGATGTTTAACAAAGAATCATCCGAAGCATTGTCATCGTTATTGTTGCTACCTGATAACGCCACCGTAGAACAGCTTCGTGCTGCTTACCGTGAAGTACAAGAAAGTGAAGGCTCTCATAAACCTTTACTGGGTTATTTAGAAACATTAATGACCGCTAAAAACCACAAGGTTGGCAGCCATGAATAAGTGTTATCAAGCTATCAACATTACATCAATACAGGTACGGGGGCGGTATGTCAGGGTTATTTAACGCAATACGCGAGCTATCAGGTAACGAAGCTAATATCAGTATTCCGCGTGTTTACATTCGTTTTTGTAACGGTGATTTAAACCAAGCTGCAGTGCTTTCTCAGTTAGTGTTTTGGTCAGGCCGTACCACTAGAACAGATGGTTGGTTCTATAAGCGTCATGAGCAATTGGCGGATGAATTAGGTTTCTCTGTAGACCAAGTTCGTTATGCATTGAAGAAGCTAAAAACACGCTTAAATGATTGCCTAGAAACAGCCCGTAAGAAGGCAAATGGTGTACCGACAGTGCACTACAAATTCAACGAATCAAAGCTAATGGAAATCATCTTTTTTAGTCAACATTCCGATTCGGTAAATTTACCGAATGGAAACGGGAATATTACCGAATCCATTCGGGGATCTCACCGAAACCTAGGAAACGGGAAAATTACCGAATCCATTAACAGATCCAATACAGATCCGATAAAACAGATCAATAACCCTGTAGTCCCTTGCGAGGATGCTTATCAAGATTCTCAAATCACTGAACAATCACAACCAGCACCACAGGAACGTAACACCAAGCCTGTTCGTGTTCAGCGTAAATTGAAAACCGAACTGGCAGATGATTTCACCATCACCGAGTCGATGCAGCAGTGGTACTCAGCACAAGGATTTACACTGGATGCACAAGCAGCAACGTGTCAGTGGGCGGATGCGATGAAAGCTCGTGATTGTAAATATTTAGATTGGGTAGCCGCTTGGCGTAACGGCATGCGCAATGCCAACAAGTGGGCAGCAGAGCGTACTAACAAACAAATCTCAGCTACACAGCGAATGGGTGCCAGCGATGGCAAATATGGTCCACCGGAGGATTATCGATGAACATCATGCAACGTTTAGCGCAAACCATGCCAGCCCATGTGAAGCCATACACTTACGAGCAAATGCAAGCCATTCGTCAGCGTGAAGCCGATGTGGTTGCTAAGAATCTTTATGAGCAAAACCAACAAACACGAGTGTCAAAAGCATTAGGACGTTCAGGTATCAAGAAGCGTCACCAACACTGTAGCTTTGATAACTTCGTGATTCAGAATGCAGGTCAGCAACATGCGTTCAATGAGTCAAAAACGTTTGTCGATAATTTACTGAATGATCGTGCGTGTGGTGGTTTTATCTTTGCGGGTACATCAGGCACAGGTAAAAACCACTTAGCGTGTGCGATTGCCAATCAAGCACTTCAGCAACGCCGATCAGTAGTGGTGATCACCGTTGCCGAATTGATGCTTAAATTTCGTGATACTTACCGTCAAGACTCAGCGACTAGTGAAACAGCACTGATTCGTTTTTTGAGTAATGTCGATTTGCTGGTGATAGATGAATTGGGCGTTCAGCACAACAGCAATAACGAACGAGTAATGATAAACCGCATCATTGATGAACGTTATACCCTAGAAAAACCAACAGGGGTGATTACCAACCTTCAGAGTGATGAACTTATAACAACCTTAGGCCGCGCAGCTGTCGACCGCATTATGGAAGACGGTAAGTGGGTAACGTTTAATTGGGCAAGTTTTAGAATTAACAAAGGAACACAACCGGCATGAAAATTGAAACCCTGTTGAGTAAATTTGCGATTAAAGGAATCAATTACGATCCTCAGTCTGGTGGTGGTAAAGCGTTATTGTCTGCAGAAGAACAATTGGCGGTGGTGGGGTTATGTTGGCATGAATCGCCAGTAGGGTGGTTGGTACTGTTTGTTGAAGGGCTAAGAGATGTTCATGCACTTAAACAGCTACAAATAGCAACTAGGGGTGAAACATTACGATTAATGGAAGATTGGCGCGGTGTTTACCCTGAAAAGGCGTTAACAGCGTTATGTGCAACGGCAATTTCTGAAGCGACTCAACAGAACGGTCAAGTGTGTCCAGAGTGTAATGGTAGTGCCATTGTAGTAGATAAGAACCGTAATCGTTGTAAATGCCAATGCTGTAAAGCGGGTCGTATTGTATGGACGCAAGAAACGCGCTTTGCCTATTTTGCTCAGGTTCTTCCTGTGACTTATAGCCGCTTTAAGCGTTATAACGTGGTGTTAAATCAGTTGGTGGTTTGGTTGGTTGAGAATAGGGCTGTGTCAGTTATGGCGATGGAAGAACAGGTTGAGAGAGAAGGTTGTGATTTTGTAGCTTGAGCTTATAAAAGGAAGAGTAACCCAATAATATAAAATGGATATTGGGTTACTTAAATAATATATTAATTAGGTTTATTTCGTGATTTTATCTTATGGGCGTTCAGCTGCCTTAAGCCAATCATTTACAGCATTAACTCCCATCGTCAATAATGTATCTTGTATTGTTACTACACGCTGTAACATTACTCCATTATCAGATTCTTCCTGTTCTTCAGCTTGTGCGAATAGACAAGTTAGTAACTGTGTTAAATTATTCTTATAGTCACTAAGATAAACCTTAGTGTGATATAAAAAGTCTAAGTAAATTTCAAAAACATCTAATGCATAAAATGGGTCATTGATTGCAATTGAGTTTAACCATGCATCAAAACCAAATATATCTCTTTGTTTTGAATCTATATCATTTTTTAGTAAATAAAAATATTTTTCTAGTAAGTTGATTGGTATAGTTAATGGCTGATCTTGGCCTTTAAATAGATTACGTAATCGATGTGCAATGATTATGGCATAAGGGTTTTCAGAACTTAAACTAGCTTCAATTCCAAAATAACACTGTTCTCTATTTTGTTTAATATTGTTTTTATGTGTCCATACATTAATTGCTCCAATCCAAGCTTCTTCTGTTTTTAGTGCTATAATTTTTTTTATGAAAATATTAAAATCTATATGTTTTATAAATGCTGATAATGCAGAAATACGAGCCCAAGTTTCATGATCTTTTTTAAATGGGCTATGGTATAAATATTCCAATTTATCCTTGATAAGATGAAAATCATTGTAATAAGTATAATATAAACATGGTTCAGCAATTGACCAAAGTCCTTCTGAATTTTCTTTTATAGCTAAATCAAACAATTCCCATCCTAATGTCGGTTGATAATGTATTATATTAGGTAATCGTTGTAATATAATTGCACGAGTACTTGGGTGTTTATCTGTGGCATATTTACGTAATGACTCATTAAGAGTAGTTAGCTCAGGGATGTTATTTTTTTGAAAGTTATTTGCTAATATAATTAGAGACTCAGCTATATTTCCTTTACTTGTATTAATGCCAATAGTAATTAGATCTACTGAGTTTCCAGATATGTCACTACTTTCTGATAAATTGTCAAAATTGTTGGAAAGATTTATTAATCGCTCTGCGTCATGAATTGATTTTATTATATGTGAACAACTTTTTATTGCTTTTGATGATACGCGATTATGATACCAATGTTCTGGATGTCGCTCTAAAATATTAAGGGTATTTTGAAGCAAATAGTCTGGATTCGGTGTTTCTATGCATTTCCAATTATTATTGGATTGAAGATTTCCATAGCAATAAGATAAATATGTTACAACGCCTTCCAATAAATTGTCACGAAATCGTTGTGGTATTTTAACCCAATTGTTAATTAAAAATAAGATAAAACGAGATGGTTGACGAGATGCCGCTTCAGTTAGCTGATTACCAACATCTCTTTCACCACCAATAAGAAAATTATCTGATGAACATTTATTATAACCATTGTAATGTTGAAGTAGAGATAATATTCCTTGATCGCTTAAATTAATAAAAATCGTGAAAGAAAATGGAGGTATAACTGTTCCGCTCCATGAGTATATTTCAGGTTCATGCATTAAAGGCCATATGTTTTTTTTACATTTATGTAGTATTTCTTGTGCTTCTATTGAACGTAGGTAACATGGGATTGTAATAAGGAGTTGGGCTTGTTGTTTTATTATCCAAAAATTGTTTTCAGAGTTATCGTTATATTCTAAATTAATATTTAAAATATTTTCTTGTATTAATATTTGAATTGAAGGTTTTAATAAAATATATGCCTTGTTTATTAGAACCCCTATTTCATAGGATAAATCAGAACTAAGTAATTCTTTATCTGATAGCATACGGCCGATTATTTCTACATTAGTTGTTGGTGTCAATATACAAGCTTGAAGTGCAAAATATCTTAATGATCCCTCAATATTAAAACATAATCGCTCTTGGTTTTTTAACCACCAAGATGAATTTGATATAGCATGTGATTTTATAGCTGTTTCGATCGAGTTCATTAAGATACGAGCATTATCTAAATATTTGAGATCGTCTTTTGTATGTGTATCTTCGTATGATGTGTTACGCAGGAAACCACAAACATGAATTTTTGTTGTTTTATTATATTTTGAGTGTTTTTTGTTACTCCACCTTTCAATTGATTCAATAGCTAAATTAAGTAATGTAGTTGATGTTAGCATTCTTTCAATAAGAAAATTATTATCATTATTTTCGAATTCATGGTATTGGCAACGAAGTTTATCATACCAGTTATAAGAGTGAAGATCTTCATCACAAATATTGTTAGATATATAATTCCATAAAACCGTATCATCTACTAAATCTGCTTTTATATATAATGTTAGCACATGCCCAAGGTAACTATGATCATATGTTGGCAAATTAAGTAATTGGTTAAATAATGAAATATAATAAGGTAAATTATTTGTATTTATCTGTGTTAAATAATGTGAAATTGAATTTGTAATATAATCATTATCTTTTTCAAGTAATGCTAATGTGTCTAACCAATATTTAGAAACATTTTCAGGATCTTCATTTTTCCATTGCGATATTCTATGTATATGAGCTGCTAATCCCTCAATATCATTATTATTTTTTAATAATGGAATAAGATGTTTCATCCAAAATAAATGCCATTCAACTTTTCTCGCATTGTTATAGATCACCTGAAATACATCACGATGTTGATTACGTAGATCACGTAGCAACATCCAATCATCATCTTGAGGTATTTGTTCTGCAAATGTTTCAGCTATAAGGCGTCGGATATGAAAGGCATTATTGCTTGTTAAGGCTGTACGTAATTGTGATCTAAACTTTTTCCGCTCACCAATTGCTAATTGTTCAACAAAACTTCTAATACTTGGACGAACAAAGGGAACAGGTGGTAAGTATTGAATAAATTTGTTTAAGGTAATTGAAGAGCGAATGGCTCCGCTGATAACTAAAACATCAAGTAGAGTCTGATGGCCAAATGTTATACTTCCTTCTTGTGTTTTATGTAATATCCCAGTGCTCAGAAGTGCAATCTTAACATCTTCGGAAGCATTAATTTGTTGGTTGCTAACAACAAGGCTGCGTGATTTCAACATGCTAGAAGCAATTGATTCTATTGCCTGCATCGCTGTATCTTTAAGTAATGGATTAGTTTCTATCGTGGTTTCTAAATATCGTTGAGCTAAAGCTTGGCTTGTTACAATATTGAAACTACCTTCTTGCAGTGCTAATTCTACGAATAATGCAAGCTCTCGTGGGTTTTGTATTAATTCACGAGTTGTATTATCAATTTTTGATATATCTATTCCTAATTTTTTTAGGAGCGGTTCAATAGTGTTATTCCAATCTAATGGTTGACAAAGGATATTTTTTTTCCATTGTCGTTGAGCTATACGTCTATCATAATTTTTATCAAATTCTCGGCAAGCAGTGACAACAGTAATATTAGGTATTAGGAGTAAACGATCTATTTGGGCTAAAAAATATGTTAATACACTATGTTCTCTAGCGATAGAGAGTACATCTAATGAGTCTATCATTATAACTACGTGTGTATTTTCAGCTATTCGTGCTGCTCTTTCTACCCATAATTCGGGTAACCCCATAGCTTGGCGATCTTGGTCTGTATTGAGATCTGCGAACTCTCTAGCTTGAATAAATAATGGCTGTAATTCATTGCTATTTTTAGCTAAAGATTCAAGCTTTTCTTGAACAGCTAACATCACACAAGTTTTACCTGAACCAGGAGCTCCGGTAAGTAAGATTGAGTGATCTTTTGCATTAATACTTTCGATAATTTCGTTTACTGCAGTATTGGTAATACGTTCATTACCAATATCTCTGCGCCATAAACGTCCGATAGATGAAGTACTTATAAATGAAGTACGAATCTCTGTAAGATCCATCGGTGGAGTAACTAATACTCCTGCATTATTTAATGCGAGTTTTAGGTCGCCTTTTTGTAATCTATGATTTGAGGCCGAATTATAGCTATTATTATCCCGCATACTAAGTCTGCTGAGGCGATTCCATAATAGGTTATAAGCTGATAAATTGTTGCTGACCAGATTACGTAATCTTTCTTTTAAGATTGTTTCCATTCGTTCCAACGTACAACTGGTTTCAAAGTTTGTACGTTGTAAAAAAGTGTAACTAGTTATCTTTGAACCTAGCTTGGAGATAAGTTCAGTTAGTTGAGCTTCTGTTTTTTTATGTGCTACACCTAAATTTGAGTGAAAAGTTATCTCGTCAGGAAAATTAGAACTAAATTCTTTTAAGGAAGATAGTTCACCAAAGTTACTACGTGAATAGAAATAAATAATTGCTTGATGTTCGTTGCTCAAAACCTCGACTGCTTTTTCTAATTCATCTTTGATATCTGAAAAAGACCAAGCTTTGTGCTGAGACTGATTTTTTTTACATTGGCAACATATTATTGTTCCATCAGTTTTTCCAATAACGATATCGTCTACAACCCATTTTATTGAGTCAATTTCAAGCCACTGGTACTCTGGATCTGAAATAACGGTTAAAGCCCAATCAAAAGCTACTAACATCTGGTAGCCATCGCCTCTATTCGACTGAATTCCTGCTTTACTCATCTATATGCTCTAAAATTAACTAAATTAATAAGTGTATAGATGCACAATACAGCTATTTGAAAAATTTAGTCAAATAAGAAATTAAATAATGGTTGTATAATTATATGCTTTCAGCAGGTTAGATAGAATTTACAATCAATATTGACACAAAGTAAATAAATAGACATAATCCCCACATTGCAGAACCTCACCTACTCGGTGGGGTTTTGTCGTTTTAGGATTCCATTAAATCCATAACCGTCCTTTGAGGCGGTTTTTTTATGTCTGAAATTCGCCTATGAGAGAGAAAGTTATTAGCTGGTTTGCCTACCTTTGGGCAGGTTTAACCGGTGTAGCCTCTGGTCTTTCCATGAACGAAATAGGGGTGCTCATCTCTATTTTTGCCACCGTATTTACCGCGTTTATTAACTGGTTTTATCGACATCGAACCCTCAAAGCCCTGCAAAACCATCCAGAGGTGAAGAAAATCTATGAGCAAATTGAAGAAGACTAGTGGCGTTATTGGCTGCTTGGTCGCCAGTGTGTTGGCGGTTGTAGCGGGTACCGATCACGATTTAAAAACCACCCCTGATGGATTAGCGTTTATCAGTAATTTAGAGGGGTGTTCATCATCCGCTTATCAATGCAGTGCCGACCGTTGGACTGCAGGGTTAGGCCATACCCAAGGAGTAAAACAAGGAGATATAGCTACCACCGAAACTATTGCCGATTGGTACATTGAAGATATCAGCGCAGCGGAAAAGGTGGTTGATCGGCAAGTAACATTAGCTGCTGGCCCTCAATACGATATGGCAGTGTCATTCGTGTTTAACCTCGGGGCTGGCAACTTTCGCAGTTCTACCTATCTCAAGAAACTTAAAGCAGGGCAGTTAACCGCTGCATGTAATGAGTTTCCACGCTGGGTATTTGTGAATGGTAAAGATTGCCGACTTGATAGCAGTCACTGTGCTGGCATCGTTAAACGCCGTTTAGCAGAGCAAAAGGTTTGCTTGTATGGCTATCAGTAAGTTCAAGCTAATCGCAGCAGCTGGTGTATTAACGGCATTATCGATATTGGCGTGGAGGTATTCACAGACAGTGCAAAAGCTGGAAGCGGCTCAAGCACTGGTTGTGGAGCAACAAACCCAATCACAGCAGTTAGTGGACGTTAATCAGTCGATGCAATATACCATTACCCGTTTAGAGCAAGCATCCCACCAAGAACGATTAGCGGCTGAACATAACGAGCGTCAACGTCAGCAATGGCAACAACGAGCGTTAAAAGCACAACGTCAAATCGATAAGGATATTGCTCATGAAAAGTGTGCTGATTTGCCTATCCCTAATGCTAGTCAGTGGTTGTACTACACCAAGCCCGCAAGTGGTGACTCAATACAAAATTGAATACATCAAACCACCTGCTGCGTATTTGATTAGTTGCAAACAACCTTTCTATAAACCGCCGATGACTTGGGGTGAAGCCGCTAAACGTGATCCGGTGTGGTTACACCATTTCTCGCTGTGTGCTGCACAAATTGAAAACCTACGCCGTTGTTATAACGACCCAACACACTGTGCGGCGTTACCCATTACAAAGGGAGAGCCATAACCACGATTGAGAGTGCCATGAATAATGAAAAACGTTTTTGGAATACCACGGAACTTGAACAGTTTGGTAAACACCGTTCAACCATACGTAAAAACTTAAAAGCGGCAGGGGTTTCACCTGTCGCTTATAAGGGCAACACGCCACTTTATGATGTGGTGCAAGTCGCGCCGTACCTATGCCAACAACCGCGTAAAGAATCAGATGCACCCGATTTAATGGGGTTTAAAACCGCTGCTGAATTACGGGCGTATGTGCAAAGTGAACGTGAAAAACTGATTTTGATGCGGGAATCTGGTGAGAGTGTTACCAAAGAAGATTATGAAAATGAAATTGCTGTCTGTATTGCCAGTGTTAAAGGCTTTAAAGACAAGGTGATCACCCGTATTGAATCGGCTATTCCTACCGCGACACCGCAACAACTTGAAGATTTAGAAACTCTGCTTAATTTCGATTTAAAGGCGGTCGCTGATGAGCTTGAGACAGTTTGATGCCCGTTTAGGGATTGAGTTTGCCAATGCCAAAGATATTCGGCGTAGTTTTGCTTACTTGTGCGCACCCACGGATAAAACACCGGTGGAAGCGGCTGATGATGAACTGTGGATCTCTGATGGTACCGATGTGACCAAGTTCTTATCGTCACAAGTACCGTACATGCGAGAGCCGTTAAATTGTTTGGCTCGGCGTATTTATGAAGCGGTGATTGTAGTTGGTCCTGCGCGTTCGGGTAAAACCAAAGCGATGGTGGAAGGTTGGATAAATTACACCGTCACCCAAGCCCCTGGTGACATGCTGCTTATCTACAGTACCAAGACTAAAGCTACCGATATGTCGAAGGTCGATTTAGAACGAAGTTTTTCAGCTACTGCAGGCATTGCCAAGCTACGAACAGGGCGTAAGGCTGATGACAATATCACCTCGAAGAAATTTAAAAATGGCATGATCTTAAAACTCGATTCTGCCACTGAAACCAGCTTATCTGCGTCCACCTATCGTTATGCCGGCGCGACCGATTACGATCGTGCTGATGATGCGGTAGGCCAAGAAGGTTCTAAGTTTGAACTGATGCTAATGCGTGTTCAAAACGCGAAATCATCCGGCATGGTGATGGCAGAATCTTCTCCTGGTCGTATTGTGCGTAACCCTAAACGGGTTGAAGATTTATCACCGCATGAATCTCAACCCTGTGGTGGTATAGCTGATTTATATAACCAAGGTGATCGCCGCCGTTTCTATTGGTTATGCCAAGACTGTAATAGCTATTTTCGTCCTGATTTTGAAACGCTTAAATGGGAACAACATGCTGAGCCTTTAGAAGCGGCTAAAACCGCATGGGTGGAATGTCCTCGTTGTTGCCATCGTCATACTGAATCACAAAAACAGGTCATGAACCTTGAAGGGCGTTGGTTTCGTGATGGGGCAATTGACCAATATGGTGAGGTTGTCACTGATGAATCAGTCATTCGAACCAGTAAATGGGCAACGTTTTGGTTTGAAGGCATTGTGGCAGCGTATGCCAGTTGGGAAAACTTGGTGTATCGCTTTTTAAATGCGGATGCTCTGTTCCAAGATTGTGGTGATGAAGAGTCATTAAAAACCTTTATCAACGTGCGTATGGGGCGACCTTATGTGATGCAGTCTCGTGGTCAAGAAGTTGGTGCGCATCAGTTAATGGCACGAGCTGCTGCTCATGAACGTGGCATTGTGCCATTAGGTGGACGCTTCTTAATGATGTCCATCGATGTGCAAGGTGGCAAACAGAACCCACGTTTTGTGGTGCAGGCTCATGTCTATGGTGAAGGGCTGCAGCGGTGGGTGATTGACCGCTTTGAAATTCTTACCAATCCCTATCGTAATAATGATCGCATTAATCCAATGGTGTATGCCGAAGATTGGGATTTATTGATTGAACAAGTGATCAAGAAAACCTATCCCTTAGCGGATGGCTCAGGGCGGGTGATGAAACCGGTATTAACCTTGTGTGATTCCGGTGGCTCAGGTGAGAAGAAAAAAGGTAAACAGAAAAGCTCATCGGTTACCGATCATGCTTATCAGTTTTATAACCGCCTCAAAGGGCATGGATTATCGCACCTATTCCGCTTAGTAAAAGGGGCAAGTCGTGACATCGATGATCTGGTTAAAGAAACCTATCCTGATAAACGCAGTAAGTTAGCCAACGGTGAAATCCCGTTGTTAATGCTGCATACCAACCGTTTAAAAAATCGCGTCGCTGCCAGTTTTTCACGGTTAGAGTTTGGTGCGCGGTTCTTTCATTTACCGGGTTGGGCGGATCGGGTGTGGTTTGATGAACTCACCGTTGAATATATTGATGAGCTTGGCCATTGGCAAAAGCCTGATGGTGCACGTAATGAGTCGTTTGATTTATGTGCCTATGCCGAAGCCGGTATGCATTACAAAGGTGGTGATGATATCCATTGGGATAATCCGCCAGCATGGGCCGCTGATTGGCAATTTAATAGCAATGTGGTTGATGCAGACCAAACGCCGAAGTTTGAGCGGGTGGCGCGTCGACGATATAACCACTCAAAAGGAATTTTTGGATGACAACCCAACGTGAACGGCTGCAGTGGTATCTCGATGCCGAGAAAAAGATCTTGATGCAACAAGCGGTTGAAACAGCTGAAGGGGAAAAGCTGACCTTTGCGAGTTTGGCAACGGTTCGCCGTGAAATAGAACGTCTGCAGCAGGTAATTAGCCGTGAAAATCAGGGAGGACGCCGCAGTATGATCCGGAGAAACTACCTTGAGTAAATTGAATATAGCCGATCGTATCATTTGTTATTTTAATCCTAAATCGGGGGCTGAGCGGCTTTATAACCGTAACCTGATTAATAAATACCAAGCCGCACTGCCTGCTAATCCTCATACCAAAAAACGTAATGCTCGTTCTACTGGCAAAGCCAACCAAATCAATAAAGATGCGAAGTCTTTACGCGAACGTGCACGACATATGGATGAAAACACGCCTTATGTTACCGCCATTCTTGATGAACTGTGTGCCAATGTCGTAGGTCCTAACGGCATTATGATTGAACCACAGCCGCTAGACATGAACGGTGATGTTCACACTGACTTTGCCCGTAAGATCAGCGAATGGTTTGAACGGTTTTCATTGCAACAAAACATTGATGGTGAGTTATCACGGGCTGAAACCGAATGGTTAGCCTGTCGAACGTGGCTGCGTGATGGTGAAGTGTTTGCCCGTTATTACCTAGGGCGAGATGCAGGAATTGAATATCCCTCAATAACGCCGTTTGGGGTGCAGCCATTTGAGCCTGATTACATACCATTGAATATCAACGAGCCTGAAAAAGGCATGTATGAAGGTATTCGCCGTAATGGTTTAGGTCAGATGGTGTCATTACTGATTCAGCGTGATGCCCATGGCTTTTCTTTTGCTGAAGTGGATGCGCGGTTTGTGGCGCATTTAAAATTTACCCGTCGATTCCATCAAAACCGAGGGGTAACACTGCTGCATTCGGTTCTAGATTTGATTGCAGATATTGAAGATTACGATCAATCAGAGCGTGTCAGTGCGCAGATTGCCAGCCGCTTTGCCTACTTCATTAAACGAGATACGGGCTCTGGTGAGACTGATAACTTTGAACGTGGTGGCGATATCTTTCTAGGGATGGGAAACAGTTTTGAACTCGCCCCTGGTGAAGATGCCGGCATTGTTGAAAGTAAGCGCCAAGAAGCGATGAGCAGTCCATTTCGTGATGCTCAAATGCGATTAGCGGCATCAGGTGCGGGGGTTAACTGCTCGAGCGTAACTCGTCATTACACTGGTTCTTATTCCGCCCAACGGCAAGAGCTGATTGATTCCTTTGCCCGTTATCGCATTTTACAACGTAAGTTCGTCACCAGTTGGACCCGTCCTCAATATCGAATGGCACTGCAGATGGCGATTTTATCGCGGGAATTGGTGGTGCCGAAAGAAGTGGATGTGGTTTCAGTGCTTAACGCTATTTATCAAGCCCCTGTGATGCCGTGGATTGATCCCGCTAAGGAAATGACAGGCATTGAAAAAGGTACCCGTCTAGGGCTGCAATCACTCAGTCATTTCCAACGTGAACGCAACTATAACCCTGTCGCTGTACGCCGCGAGATAAAAGCCGAACGTCAAGCCATGAATGATGATGCCATTGTGAGTACGGCTGATCCTGCGCATAACGTTCAAACGAAGATCCAACATTCAACCAAAGAGGCACAACATGCCAAAGACAACTAAATCGTGGTTCACGCTCAATAACCAAGGCGAAGGCCAACCGGTGAAGGTGTGGATCCATGGTGATATTGGTAGTTATGACATTGAAGCCATTGATTTAATCAAAGCCCTGCAGTCAGTCGGTACGCAAGATGCTGAGTTTCGTATTCAAAGTTATGGTGGCTCGGTCTATGAAGGGCTGGCGATGTATAACGCCATTAAAGCCCACAAAGGTAAAACCATTGGCATCGTTGATGGGTTAGTAGCATCGATTTCTAGCTATTTCTTAATGGCTTGCGATGAAATTCAAATGCCTGAAAACGCCAAGCTAATGATTCATGATCCTGCTATTGGTGCGTGGGGCGGTGAAAATGAAATAGAAAGTGCGTTAACTCAACTAAAGAACGCCAAACAGACTATTGCCGAAGCCTATGCCGAACGCTGTGGTAAGTCGTTAGATGATGTGCTGCAAGCGATGGCAAAAGAAACCTGGTTCACCGCCAGCCAAGCCTTGGAGTTTGGTTTGATTGATGCGGTGATTGATGCTGTGGATTTATCCAATTGTCTTAAAAAAGTTTCTGCCACTGAACTGCAAGCCAAAGCCTTTAAACATACCCCTGATGATTTATTGAATCAGCTTGTGCAACCGCCAACAACACCGACACCTGAATCTCTAATAAACCAACAAAGTGATCCTATGCCTAAACCTATCGATAACGATGCATTACAAAATGCGTTAAAAAACGAGAACCAACGTCAATCGACTATTCGTGCTTTGTGTGCAACCCATAAGGTGAGTGACACCCTGCGTGATGAAATGCTTAATGATTTAAATTGCAGTGCTGAAGATAGCTCACTCAAGATACTGCAATACTTGGGTTCGATTTCCATTAATGGTCAAGAGCCCACTGCAGAACAACCACCAACAGGGTTAACCAATACCCATATTCATGTGGGCAACGGTAATACCACTAAAGATACGCTGCAAAATGCGCTAAATGCTCGTTGTGGTACGGGAGAAATTGAAAAAGATAATCCGTACCGCTTAAAAACCTTACTTGATATGGCTGAAATAGCGGTGGGTAAGGATGCTAAATATTGCGGTAACAAGAATGAATTAGTCGCTCGTGCGTTTAACAGTGGCGATTTTGCCGACATCATCACCGAAAGTGTGCGAACGGTGATGCGAGATGAAGCACAAGTACGTGCACCATTATGGCGAGACTTAGCAAATACTGAAAACCTGCCTAATTTTAAAGAGACTGATTTAATTCTCATTAATGACGCGCCTGATTTAATGGCGGTATCAGAAGACGGTGAATACAAATCAGCCACTATCAAAGGTAGTGGAGAGAAAATTCAGTTAGCCAGTTTTGGTCGTGAAATTGCTTTTACTCGTCAAGCTATCATCAATGATGAGATTGCCTTGATCTCAAAAATACCGCGTAAGTTCATGCAATCAGCTTATCGTTTGTCGGATAAGTTGATGTTTAACGCCATTCTTAGCGGAAAAATGGGTGATGGTAAGAGTGTGTTCCAAGCGGGTGGCGCGAATAAGTGGGGCAACTTAGTTAATGATATTCCTGCCGCTGATTACCAAGCCTTAGTGATGGCGCTGCATAAAGCCTTTGCAACCGCGACCACCTCTGAAGGTGATGCGTTAGATTTACGTGGTGAAATCCTGCTGGCTAACCCTGACCATGCTTCATTCTTAGAAGCGGTACTTAATACTGCAAGTAAACCTGATACGTTTAATCCTGCCTATAAGAAGTTTGCCAAGGTGGTTGAAACCGCACGATTAGCTTCGATTAATGGTGCGATTGCGTTAACCGGTAAAGACTTTGATTCAGTAGTGATGGGCTTTCTTGATGGCGCACAAGATCCTTGGTTAGAAACGGGGGATGGTTGGAGCAGTGACGGTGCGAAGTTCCGTATTACTTATGATGTGACCTCGAAAGTGCTCGATCGTCGTGGCATTGCTCAGGCAATATTTGCCGCCAAATAATATCTATTCTTATAGGGTGCTTCGGCATCCTTTTTTATAAGCGTAATAAACACATGGACAGAAAATACTATGCGTATTGCTGATGGTTTAAAGATTGATTTAAAAGCGCCTGTGGGTGGTTTTGAGAAAGATGTGCCGGTTAAGTATGGCGCGTTGATTGTGGTACCTAACTATTCGGCTAAAGAAGGCCAAGTGGTGAGCTGTACTTATCGTGGTTTGTTTGATGGACCGATTAAAGCCGGTGATTCTCCATCCTTTGTGGGTGAAGCGGCTTATTTTGATGGTGGTGTATTTACTAAAACCGCCCCAACAGGTGATGGCGCGGTGACCGTTCCTATCGGCTCATTCATTGATAGCGGCGTGTTGTTGATGGGCGTTGCCTTAAACGGTTAATTCACAAAGGGGGGTGATCATCAATGAAGAGTGCGTTTGATGATGCTCGGCAGTTGATTCAAGCCGCTATTCAGCAGTGCTTTGGCAGTGAATTAGTGGTGATGTTACCTGATGGCCAACAGCGAAAAATTCAAGGTTATATCAAACACCAATCATCAGAGAATCATGCCATTAAACGGTTATTAACGGGGAGTTGTTTACCACCGTTATCAACCATGATGATAAAGGGTAAGCGTTATAGCTTGGTGCTCTCTGGCCATGAACAAGGCAAAGGAAAGCGCGAGAGTCAGCTGCAGCGTGAATATGTTTTAAATCTGTCTCAAGCAGGGATTAAGCATGACTTCTCTGAATACTAATATGGAATTGGACACCCGTTTTCTTGCTCGTCTTTCCTACCTACCTGATGAATTAGCCAAAGCTGCTAAACAAGCGATGATCAAAACCAATCGCTGGTTAAGGGCGGCTTCAATGGCTGATTTAGGCTATGAACTCAGTATTGATTCAAAAGCCATGACCACCCGTTTTAGAACCTATAAAAACGGTGGTATGTCAAAACTGTGGGTGGGGGTAAGAAGCCTTGGTGTGCATCGATTAGGTAAGCCGGTACAAAATGGTAAAGGGGTGCAAGTCGGTAGCCGTTTTTATGATGATGCGTTTATCTCACCAATGGACAGTGATCAACTGCTGGTCTTTCGTCGTGAAAGTAAAGGTCGAGGATCTATTAAGCTCGTATCGTTAGAGATTAGTGAAGAAACCGAAGAGATCATTGATTCTTACTTACCCGATTTAAACCGTAAATTTGAGGAGTTTTTTCATCGTGAGTTCCAATTCATTCTTTCGGGCACCCAGTGAATGGGTGATGACCGTTATTGAACGGTTAGAGCAGCGTTTACAGCTTGGCAAGATAGAAACCGCTTATCAACGTGAAGAAACAGAGCCAAGTGCGCCTATCGTGCGTTACCAATGTGGTGAATGCCAATCCATTAATCACACCAACAATGATGGCCGTAAAATCCATGAAATTGAGCTGAGATTCTTGGTTGAAGTGCCGATTGCTCAAGCTAACTTTGATGTGGTGGCGCTGGACTTATCCAGCCGTATTGAACGTGAGTTATTCAATCAACGTTTTGGTTGTGTGGATGATGTTGAAGAGGCGCGGTTGATTTCAAATCTGCCGCACCGTTTTAATCCTGATAATGGGGTGTTCTTACGGGTTGTTACTATCAAGCAGCGTATTTTTATGGGGCCGATTGAACACGATTGGCATGAGATTATAGGAACGAAAGCCAATGTTGAGGGCATTAGTTGAACGGATCCGTTCGTTAGAAAAAGAAGTGATAGCTTTGCGTGAAGAAATGGAAGAAAACCGCCGTTCTTCAAACAATATTATTCGCCTTGGTGTGGTGGCTGCGACATCAGAACAAACCGTTGATGTTACCGCTGGTCAAAATAAGGCAACGCGGGTGCCGTTCTTTGTTCATAGCGCGGGGCGTGTTAGTCACTATCGCCGTCCTAGTGTGGGTGAGCAGTGTATTCTGATTAACTTAGGCTGTGGCGATAACCTCAATAATTCTGTTGCTCTGATGGGATTACCTTCAACAAACTTTCCTTGTCAGACTACCGAAGAAAACCAAGTGATGACCGATTACGGCAACGGCATGACTGAGTGTTATGACTTAGATACAGGTGCATTAACGGCGCATTATCCTGGTGGTGTCAAAGTGGTGGGTGATATAGAACAAGAGGGTAATTATCGTGCTTCGGGTGATGTGGCTGATGGTACTCGTTCGATGGCTGCGGATCGTAAGATTTATAACGATCATATTCATATGCATGGAAACCCTAACACCAGTAAAACGGGGCAACAACAATGATAGGGATTGATCCTAAAACAGGGAAAACCGTCACAGGTATTGCGGCGTTAACGTGTCGCTTTGAACGGATCCTGACAACACAAATGACCTCACGCATTAAGCGCCGCCAAATAGGCAATAAAGCCATTGCCCGTTTAGGTCGCATGCAAAGCCCAACGGAAGCCATGATAGTACAAAACCTATCCCTTGAAGCGCTGGCTAATCCTGCTAATGGCTTAATCCAATTTAAAGCCAAACAGTGCCAAGCCATAGCAAGTGATACGGGGTTTTCAGTGGTGGTGAAAGGCGTATGGCAAGGAAATGATATTAAATTACAGGTGCGGTTATGAGTTTACCTAAAGCGTTTGTGGTGCCTGAATTTGAAACCTTACTCAGTGAGTATATTCAAGCTGCGGTGGCGTATTGTGCTAAATCCGATACCGATAAGGCGCAATTATTACACCAAGCCATGACCAATGATGGTGAATTGCTGGCACAAGTGACTCAGGCGTTTGTATTAAAGCGAGTGGCTGAAATTAGAGAGCAGAATCACCAAGCTTTGCAGATGTTTCGTAAGTTCGTCACTGAATCCGATATGGTGGATTTACTGGCATTGCAATATGGCTTAAAGCGGCAAATATTAACGCCGAGTGATAACAGTATTTTTCCACCTAAACCTGCCATCATGGAATCAGATGCAAGCCTACTGCAGCGGTTTGATTTAGCGCCTTATCAGTTTCATACCACTGGTACGCGAATGGGGTATAAATTTCATGCGCTGACCTTAGATGAACGGCCTCTGATAAAGATTGAATCAGAACCTGATGCAGTGGTGATGCGGTATGAATTTCAGCACTTAAACAGGCCGATGCCAGTTAAAGATGCGATGCCTAAAATGCTAGTGCCTAACTCTGGCAAAGTGTGTGTGGCAGTGCTAAGTCGAGAACATCCACAAGGCATTGCCAGTGCTGCATTATTAAAGCGGGTGGCTGATTACCTTCAACGTGATGATATTGCTCAAGAGTCTGATGAAATCACCACTAAAAGTGCGGCTCCAAAGCTGTATCGAATTGTGGCCACGGTGTATACCGGTTCAGATCCAAGCTCGCATGTTGATAAAGCCCAAGCCGAACAAGCAGCATGGGCGTTAGCTGAAAAACGCCATAAGCTCAATGGCATTGTTGATAGAGAAGAGGTAGCACACATTCTTTATGAGTTAGGGGCAAAACGCGCCAAAGTTCATGAACCTGCCGCTGATGTTATTTGCCAGTGGGATCAAGCGCCGTATTGTACGGAGGTGATCATTGATGTTCGAGGTGACTGAGCCTTTTATTTCTGTTCAACCTGAAAACCGCACCCTGATTGAAGAATCCTTAGAGTATGCCTGGCATACCTTACTGGCTAACCAACGGGATCCCTTTCCTGAACTGAAACAACCACGATTAACCTTAGAGCACTTTGTTTCCTTACTCGCTGGTGAGCGTGGAGTAACTGATTGGCGACCTGAAGATTCCTTAGAGCAGCAACGTAAAACAGCCGATAACGCCTTTGAAATTCACCGAAAAGCCGGAACTCGTCACGGTTTAGCGGTGGCTATGGATGCGTTGGATTGTGATATTGAAGTAACCCCTTGGTATCAAATGGATGCGCCTCCAGGTCCTTATCATATTGAAGTGGTAGCTTGGAAACGTAATGAGCCAGTGAATCAAAAAACAGCTAAACGGATGCTGACACGGATTGAAAACACTAAATCTGAACGTGACACCGTTGAACTGATTTTAGCCTTTGGCTTAGACACAGGACTTATGTTTTCAGGTGCAAAACATAAGTCCGTTGTTGATTACGATGATTCAGCGACTGGCATCATGCCACCATCACCGTTGGTATTGGCTCCCTTGAGTGTTTCAGGTGCTCACTTTCATACCACGGTTGGTGATGAGTCATATCAGGGAGCCATGCCCAATGATGCGTGGTGTGCAGGAGGGAACTATTTTGCAGGCGGTATGCGTATGGTGATGAGTACCGATATAACGTTAGGAGCAAGAACATGAGTTCACCCGTTGTTCAATTTACTAAAGTGGGATTGGCTGAGCTAATTAGCGCCAAAAACCAAGGCATCAAAGGGGCGATTAAATGGATAGCGGCAGGTGACCGCAGTTATCAGCCAACACCTGAACAAAAAGCGTTGTACAACGAAAAACAACGTGAACTGATTTCAGATTGGGAAGAGTTAAGCCCCACACAACTACGTATGGCGGCGGTATTTAAAGGCAATCTGGAATATGAAGTGCGAGAAGTCGGGTTCTTTTTAGAAACTGGCACCTTGTTAGCGGTCTATTCTGTGCCAAATACTCTATTGGCGTATAAATCAGCCAATGCCAGCTGGTTGCAGAAGTTCACGCTAGATGTCTCCCCATTACCGTCAAATAGCATCACGATTGAGGTCGGTAATGACAATATAAACCTGTTATTGGGTGAAGAGTTAACCACCATAGCAACGGCTCAAATTGGCAATATGTCGCGCCATCTTGAATTGCTATTTCGTTTTAATGCATTAGAGAAAAGAGTGTGAGGGATTATGGCATGCACAATGGAGGGACCGCCGTTACTGAGCATTATTGCCGGCACAACCTATGGCTTTGATGTCAGCTGGACAACGGGGGATGACAGTAATCCTTATGTGAAATTGTTTGGCTGTACCGCTGTTTTCGTTGTGCGGTCTATTGAGGGTGAAGTGCTGGTACGGGGTACCACAGAATCTGGACATATCACCATTATTGAACACCCACAGCAAAGCGATGCACTCGATATCAAAGTCAGCCATGACCAAACCCAAGGTCACCAACCAACAGCATGGGAGAACGCGAGTTATGAAGTGCGGGTAACCTTTCCAAGTGGTGATCCTTACAGCATCTTGCGTGGTCCAGCTGTTTTGATAAAAGGGGCGGTTGATGATTAGCGCAAATGCAAAAGTGTTGGTCACACTCAATACTGATCGCGTGATAACAGTGCGGTTACCGCAAGGGATAGCTGTCGTTCGAGAGCAAGTGAAACCCAATATTCAAGTGGTAACGATTGGTCAGCAAGGGCCTGTGGGTACGGTTAGTGAAGAAGTCTTAGCAACGGCGGCAGAAGCTAAAGCCTTAGCAGTAGCCGCTTCTGAAGTTACCCAATCAACTGCAACATTGTTAGATAGCGTCATTATCAGCATCACCAACGGGTTTAACTTTCAGGCGGGGGAACTGTCAGCTTAGGAGTGAAAGTGTTAAACAATAAAATTGACCAAATGATAGCGGCACTCAATAACGTGATGGGTGTGATTAATGGCAAGTTGCGATTAAAAGCTGATAAAACAGAAATCTATTCACGTTCTTATCTTGATGATCCGCTTTCGACCTTAGGCGCTAACACGGCAACGGCCAATAAACTCAAAGTCGCCCGCACCATCACCCTTGGTCGTGATGCCAATGGTTCAGTGTCCTTTGATGGTTCAGGTAATGTCACGCTGCAGGTCACCATTCCGGCACTTGATGATAAAGCTGACATCATTGATACCTTAACACCGGCACAAATAGATGCCCGTATTAAGCAATTGATAGGTGTGGCACCCGAAGTATTAGATACCTTTGAAGAGTTGGCCAAGGCACTGGGTAATGATCCACATTTTGCTGCCACCATGACAGCGGAATTAGCCAAGAAAGCTAATGCTAATCAGGTCTACAGCATCACGGCAGCGGATGCACAATTTTTAACTAAACGAGGAAAAGCGGCAGACACCACACTGTTTGGTGGTAATGCGCCAGCTCACTATGCAACCTCAGGCCAAATATCGACATTAGAGCAAGAGATTGCGGATGGTTTTACACGACTTGCCGCATCGTTCAATGATGCAGCGAATACAATTAATGGAAGTTAATCAATGAGTTTAGAACAACAAATAGGGGCATTAGTTAAAGCCTCAGAAAACTTAACGGGGGCCGTGAATGGCAAGATTGGGGAGATTGATAAACATTTAGAGGTTAATACTGCAAAAGTAGATCAAGAATTAGCAAAAATTCAAACCAAGTTACCTCGAATTATTATCACAAAAAATCAAGTATTAAATCTAGATGCTGATACAGGATTACCGACAGGCATGGCAATACATTCAAAGGTGACTGTGACGGAATACATGACAATCTCTGGTTCTAATATGAAGCCAGCAGAGCAATTAGCTTTGTTGCAAGAGATGGAAACAGATATGAACACAAACTTAAGAAAAACAAGCCACTATCGTCAAGGGTTTAAGATATTAAAAATGAGCTGGGTTGATTCACCAACTTGGTTAGCCTTTCCTCATGCAGCTGATGATCCTAATTTATCATCAATACCAGTAAATACTTTCTTAACGTTAGGCGCATTTGTAAAGGTATTAACGGGTAACCTTAACCATTCTTGGGCGACAGGAAGCCAACTGGGTAAGTGGGTATTTTCAAATACAAAGTTAAATCCTGCTGGTTTTGGTTGTTATGCTAATTTACATCCCATTCCTGGGTCACCATCTGGCGAAGTGTTAGTTGCATTACCTGCAGCAATAACGGGTCATATTGATTCACCGGCGCAGTGGTTCCCGAATATTAACTTAGGCTAAGAGTAATAATAATGAATAAACCAGAATTTATAGAAGGATTACACCCATTGCTAAAATGGGGTGTTATTCGTAAATATCGTGATTCGCTGATTTCAGAGACTGATTGGACTCAAATGCCAGATGCGCCATTAACACCCGAGAAGAAAACTGAATTTACTGCTTATCGGCAAGCATTACGCGATATTCCTCAAACTTACGATAATCCTGATGATATCGTATGGCCAACGAAGCCAACTATTTAGAAACCGCTCTTAGTCAGCGGTTTTTTTACACCTAAATTTCACGTTTAAAGGACACCACATGGCAACCTTGAATCAAACAGGGCTGCAAGATCATCCGATCTTGCAGCCTTTTCGTTTAAATGGGCGTTGGTATTCACCTGCAGATAACACCATTGCGTTACATCCAACCCAAACCGCCTTTTTGCTGATGAATGGCAAGATTGGTAAACCGGCACAACTTCCAACCCAACAAAAAGCCAAAGGACAGCAATCATGAGTTCATTAGCACCCATTCAAGATTTTGAATTAAACGGGGTTGAGGTTCGTACCATTGAACCGCAACCAAGTATGGGGCCATTAGCGCAACAAGTAGTGCACTTGATTGGTACGGCTCCCGATAAACGTGGCACCATTGCTTATAATGAGCCAACACGGTTATGGAATTATGCTGATGCGATGATGGCATTAGATTCAACCGGTAACCGTCAGGGTTCGTTACCTACCGTAGTACGCTATTTGTTTGAGTACGTGAAATGTGCGCTTTATGTCACGGTGGTCGAAGTCGGTGCGACTACTGCAGCAACAGAAGCCAATGTCATTGGTGGTGTGGATTCAGCAACAGGAGCTATTCGTGGTTTGGAAACCGTTAAGGCTTGCCCTGAAACACCGACTATTATTGCCGCCCCTGGTTTTCATTCAAAAGCAGTAGGACAAAAGTTGGCGTTAATTGGGCGTGATGTGCGTTGTCGTCCGGTGCTTGATGGTCCAAACACCAATGATATGGCTGCCGCTGAGTTTGCGGCAGGGTTTGGCGCTGAAGGAACCGGCGAAGATAAACTGTGCATTATCGATCCTTGGTTTATGAAAACCTATGATGGCGTACAGGTATTAATGCCAGCATCCATCGCTTTAGTCGTAGCAATGGCTTCGGTATCGGGTTGGGAAAGCCCACAAAATCGCTCCGTGGTGTGTGATGAAACCGCCCGTAACATTGCCTATAAAATCAATGATAAAACGACTCAAGCAAACTTTCTGAATAAACATGGATTGGTGACGATAGCGCATACACGAATGGGCGGTTATTCGATTATTGGTAACCGTACTAATACCGGACGATTTATCTCTCATGTTGGCTTAGAAGACTTGATGGCACGTAAGTTAGAAGAAACCAGCCAACCGTTATTGGGTAAACAACTGACTGAAGAGTTCATGCAGCAAGTGGTTGATCGTTTAACCAATTGGGGGCAGGACTTAGTAGCACAGACCGTGATCCCGGTGTTTAAAGCCTTTCTTCATCCCACCAAGAATAATATTGAAAATTACACGGCGGGTCGATGGTTCCTATGCGTGAACTATGGCCGCTACTCACCGAATGAACATATGGTGTATGAAATGAGTGTTGATAACGGGTTAATTGCAGCATGGCTTGATGAGGTGGTAAATGGCTGATCGTATTCGTATGCGTATTACGGCACAGGTTGAATCTGTGCCATTGATGAATGAAATCGTGGACTTTACGCCACCGGAAGTGAAAGCCAAGTTAGCCAATAATGAAGGCGCATTTGTCGCTTCAGAAGATACTGTTGGCTTAGAAAAACTCAGTTGGTCGTTAAAAGTGAAAGGCGAACATGGGGTGTTATCGCGCTCTTTGGGTAAGTACACCATGGGTAACGCTCAGATTAACGTGGTTGAAAAAGGAAAAAGTACCGATGGCATTCCTTATGTGGAAACCTATTCGATGTATGGACCGATCACCGCGATTAAGAAAGAAGCAGTAAAGATGGGCGAGAAGCCAACTATTACCATTGAAGGTACCTGTAAAGCCTATACCCAATATGATACGGGGTTATTGGTTCATGATATCAATGTGAATACCGGTAAAACCATTATTGGTGGTGTCGATTTGATGGGATTAGCCGGCATTATTTAAATCTGATTTTATCTTGAGTAACGAATAGCGCCTACGGGCGCTTTTTTTGATGAATTTTTAGGGAAAACAATGAATAAACAAATCACACTTCCGTTTTTTACCCGTTCAGGTAGCCATAAATTAACGATTAATACCATTACCTTAGGCGCATTCCGCAAGTTGCCTTTTGTGATGAAAGATGATCTGTCTGCAGCGGAACAATTTAAGCAGTTTAAGGCGATGATTTTAGCCTGTACGGACTTAACACCAACCGAGTTTGAAGAACTGTCGGTGCCTGATTTCACTCAATTACATCAAGATATTCGTGCATTTATCTTAACGCCATCCGATGAAATGAATGATCACGCATTAACGGGTAAAGACTTTGAATTTGATTTGGCGTTTCCGTTTACCAATGAGCTAGAAGAAACCATTAGTCACATTAAATTTGCGGTTCCTAAGGTGAAACACTCTGAAGCATTGGCGGATATTGATGATCATTACGAACGTGAAGAGTTTATGTTTCGGGTGGTATGCCATTTAGATAAACAAGATATGGACGCCATGGCATTGAATGATTACTTGGCCATTAAACCGCAGGTGGGCGCTTTTTTTCAACTTGCGGGGGATTACTTTCGCCCCGTGACGTCGAAGCTCTGATTGATTTGATCCCAATGCACCGTAATACCACTGAAAGTGAACTCAGAGAATGGTCACAAGACCAGGCATTACGGCGTTATGAATTGATCTTATCTAAGCTCGGAGTCAAACAATGACCGAAAAGATTAGTTTTGTCTTAGATGCGTCAGTCAAAGGCGTTAAAGACATTGTTTCAACGACTACCGCAACAGAGCGGTTAACGGCAGCACTGGCGGAACAACGGGGTGAAGTTCAGTCATTAAATGGTCAGCTAAAGGGTATTAAAGGCTTTGAAGCGGCAGAGCTTAGAGCTGAAAAGCTGTCTGCTCAATTAACTGAAACCAAAAGCACCATGACTTCTCTTAGTGCAGCCATCGCTGAGAGTAAGCAGAAAACCACCCAATTGCGGGGTGAATACAATTTAACTCAGAACGAAATTCGTGGGTTAAATCAGGAAATGCAGCAAGCCTCAAAGGAAGGGGCACAAGCTTTACAAGTTAAGCTAAAAGAAGCCCAACTTCGACTTGAAGTGTTAAATACTGAGATTTATCAGAACAAAGCCCAAACCAATGATCTCTCTGTCGCTTATAAACGTGCCAGCGGTAAATTGGGTAAGTTAACCGACAGGCAAGAGAAGCAACATAACACCTTAAACAAGTTAAAAAGCTCACTGCAGGCGGCGGGTGTCAGTACCGATAAACTTGGTGATGAACAAAACCGCTTAAAGCAACAAGCTGATAAAGCCACTCTAGCCCTTGAGAAGCAGAATGCTCGATTAAAAGAGATGCAATCAATTCAAGGTCGGATTGATAGCCGTAAAGCGAAGCTAGGCGAAATAGGCAGTGAAGCAACAGGTTTAGCGGCAGCTGCAGCACCGATTGTTGGATCGATTTGGACCGCGATTAAAAATGAAACCTCATTTGCTGATGTGAAAAAAGTCGTCAACATGAGTGATGAGCAATCCTCAGAACTGCAGTCGTGGGCGCTGAAAACCTCAACCACAACACCCATGAGTGCCGATAATATCAATGCGATGTTAGCCGCTGGTGGTCAAAGTGGCATTAAAGACATCAATGAACTGAAAAGCTTTGTACTTGATTCTTCCAAGATGGGGGTTGCCTTTGATATGGATGCGGGTCAAGCCGGTGAAACCTTATCAGTCTTTAAGGCAGCATTAGGTGTAGATCAACAAGGCGCAATGAATGTCGCTGGTCTTGCTAACTACCTTTCAAACAACTCGAATGCCAAAGCAAAAGATATTGCGGGTGTGATGGCGCGTGAAGGGGCATCAGCCAAAACAGGTGGCTTTAAGGTTAATGAGTCTACGGCATTATCAGCTTCATTATTGTCATTAGGCATGGGTGAAGAGCGTGCAGCAACGGCTTTGAAGAATATATCAGGTCGATTGACGTTAGGTGATGCGGCCAGTGGTACTCAACAAAAGGCGATGGCTTCAATTGGTTTAGATGCTGATGATATTGCCGCAAGAATGCAAGAGGATGCATCAGGTACGCTGATTGAAGTGCTTAATGCTGTTAATCAGGCACCAAAAGAAGATAAAAGCGCCATATTGAGTCAGATATTTGGTGAAGAAGCTAAAGGTGCGGTGGCATCACTATCTGGCAATATGGCGAATTTCTCGAAGCTGTTAACGCTATCAAAAGAAGATTCTACCGTTCACCTTGATTCTCTTGATCAAGAATACAATGCCAGAATCAGTACCACAGGTAGTGGTATTGATATGTTCGTGAATAAGTTAAACCGATTAAGTGTGGTGTTTGGTACTGCTTTATTGCCAGCCCTTAATTGGGTACTTGAACCGTTAGGTAAAGGTGTTGATTTACTGGCTAACTTTGCTGAAGCGAATACCGGTGTTACTCAAGCTGTAGGTATTGGTGTTGCGGCGTTTATTGGTTTGAAAGGGGTGTTGTTAGCGGGGAAAGCGTTATCGCTCGTCTTTGGTAATTCGATGGATAAAACCCGTTTATTTACGAAAGGTTTAAATCGTGAAACCCAAGACGGTGGGCGGATTGCTGCATTAGCAGCCAAACGTTGGCGAAGCTTAAATGCGGCTGTTTCATCTAGCCAAGGGCCAGAAAGGAAAGGCAATAGCAGTTTAGGCAAAGAAGCCCGTTCTCGTAAAAAGCGTAAAAGTCGTCGTCGTGTTCGTGGTCGGCGTAAAGGACTAGGTAGCTTATTTAGTTCTGTGATGGAAAGTCGAATAGCTCAAACGGTCGGCTCTGGTGCTCAGTCTTTAATGGATCATGTTCGTTCACCTAAAGGGGCTGCATTAGCTGGTTCTGCTTTAATACCCACAACAAGCAGCAAATCAACGGGGTTAGGTCAGATTGTTAATACGGTGACTGAAAGCCGTATCGCTCAAAAGGTGGGTTCAGGTGCTCAGTCGTTAATGAGTCATGTTACTCCTAAAGGTGCAGCTATGGCCTTAGCTGGTTCTGGATTGGCTTTAATGCCAATGGACGTGATGGCATCAGATGCAATGGATGTGATTGGGATTGGTGGTGATATTGCAGAAACAGCGGGCAAAACAGGGCTGACCAACGTATTGAAACCATTAGGAATGATGATGAATACATCTTCCGTTGTTGAAGGTGTCATTAATGGCGATATGGAACAAACAGGCGGTGCATTGGGGGATATCGGTGGTTCTATGGGCGGTGGTGCGTTAGGTGCTGCTATTGGTACTTTCATTTTACCTGGTATCGGTACCGCGATTGGTGGTTTGTTGGGTTCTATTGCTGGTGGCATGGGCGGTGAAATGCTCGGCGGCTGGTTTGGCAAGAAACTTGATTCACCTGAAGAAACCGCTAAAAAGGTCGATGAAGTTCAAAGCAAAGAGGCGATGGCCAAGCAAAGCCCACCCATCTCATTTTCACCTACCTTTCAAATAATGGCTGCAGCGGGTCAAGATGAAAAGCTGATAGCGCAAGAAATTACCCGTCAAATGAACCAACAATTATCGTCATTAATGGGCGAGAACACCTTATCAACCCAATTTAGTTATGCCGCTATTGATAGAGATAGCTAAGGATCGTGATGCACCATTTAGTGATAGGTGAGTTCGTTTTTTCTGTGGGTGATAAAACACCGATTATGAAGTTTGAGCGAACATCACCAGGCGCGTATTCGGAAGTTAGTTTGATTTATGACGCTCGCTCTGAAATGACAGGCAGACCGCTTGAAACCCTTGATATAACCGCTAAGTGGTTGCAATACGGGGCGCAAGAGTCAGTTGAAAAGCTTCGAACGTTGATTGAATTACCACAACAAGTCAGTGATGGCCAAGGTATTAACTTAGGTAAATGGACGATCCAACAACTGAAAGAAGGTAAGTCGGCATTGATCCATAACGGCCAAGCCATGGTGACAGATGTCATGCTGCAATTGAAGGAGTACCGCGAGTGAAGGTAAGCGCCAAAGCCGGTGAGTTGATCACCGATTTACTCTATAAGCACACAGGCCAAGATAATGACCAATTAGAACAAGCCTTCTATCAATTAAATCCTCACGTTCGGCGTGAGGTTTTTTTTGTCGATACCGAAGTGGTGTTACCTCAAGTTAAGCAGGTACCTAAAACGCAACGTGTTATTAAATCATGGGATTAAAGAATGTTTCATCTAATAGGCAATAATGCTGATTTGATCTTGGATCGTTTAAAGTCATGGCGGTTGAATGATGGCAATGGTACCGAAGGCGATAATGTCACTTTGGTGGTGAGCTCTGATGATGTTGATGGACTGCCACCCAAAGGTGAACGTTATTCGGTGCGATTAGGGGATGTTGTCCGTGATAGTTTTCAGATATCAAAACGGTCAGTGAATTTATACCCAAGAGAGATCACATTAGTTCTCACCGTTGCCCCTTTCTCTATCAAAGATGAAAGTGGTTATCGTGAACGTAAGTCGTGCAGTTGGGATAAAACAACAGTAGGACAAATCGTGTATGACAGTCTTACCCCTCATGGCTTTGATGTTTTTGTTCATCCGCGATTACAAAAAATTGAAATCGAGCATATAGATCGTTCTGATGAAAGTACGCCTGCATTTATGAACCGCTTGGCCAAGTCTTATGATGCAATAGCGAAACCTGTTGAAGGGCGGTTTATCTTTGTGCCAATTGGTGAACAACATAGTGCTTCAGGTAAGAATATTGAAAGCGTTACGCTGTCACTTCCCGTGGTTAATCATCCGGGCAATAGTGACTTTGTTAATGTGTCTGCAGAATTAGATGGTCGCCAAGATTTTAATGGTGTTAAGGCTTTTTATAGTTCAACGGCAGATGGAAGCCGGCAACAAGTCAAAGTGGGGAGTAAACCGTTTAAGTATTAGGCAAAGATAAGAACACCAAGAATGAAGCAGAACAAGCGTGTGCTGCAGAGCTTCGGAAAATGCAACGCCAAGGGCGGAAAATCAGCATTGAAGCACCGCCTAACCACACCATTTTTGCGGAAGGATTAATGCTACTTGATGATACTTTCCCTCGCGCCTTCAAAGGTCAATGTTCTGTTGATCAAGTGTCGTTCTCTGGCCAAGGATTACAACCCAATCGAATGAGTATTCAAGCCACGTTAATAGGTGAGTAATGATCACAAACAGTAAAATTCGCTTTAATCAACATGCCTTCTTTTCTGCAACACTCCCCGTAAAAATCTCTGATGCTCAAATCAAACGTCATATTAATGATCAACGTGTACGCCAATTAAAAGATGTTCGATGCCCACTTTACTTACGGTTTAACGCATCTCGAACCGGTGGAACGTGGTGGTTTTATCGTTATGAAGCGGGTAAACAATACCCATATCGGATTGCGAAATATCCTGGCACTCAGGCCAAAGACATTATGGATGTGGTGAGTGCGGTATCAGTCCAAATAGCCAAAGGAAAAGCCATCGAATGTAATCGCTTTGAAACAGTAGATCAGTTGGTTGATTGGCATGTTCAGCGGCAATGTACTTTAAAACGTTCCACGAAAGAGCGATTGAATAACTTAAAAAGTATGGCTGAAACTCATGTGATGAGTCTATTTCATGGGGTTGCTATCACGGATATGGACCACCAAAAGATAGATAGTGCCTTGATTCAGCCTATGTTTGAGCAAGGCTATTCAGTGAGTTATGTGAGGGCAAATTTCTTCTTATTGAAAACGGCTTTCTCTATCGCTAGACGATTGAAACACATCACTGCTAATCCGTTATCAGAAGTGCAATTTAAGACGTTTTTCCCTGAGACGTTCTCTGTTACAGAAGCTCAAATCAAAGGCTGCCGCGTGAATACTGAAGACCTGATTGACATCTTGCCGGCGATTGGCCAACAGCAAGCACCACAACGATTATTACTGATGATGATGTTAGCCCATGGTTCACGTATTGGTGAAACCAGAAAGGCTTTATGGAAGAACATCAGTTTTATTGAAAAGCGGTGGTTCATTCCTAAAGAAGATGCCAAGAATGGGGTAGCAATGAGTTATCCACTTACCACTGAGATGATTGAACTATTACGCTCATATCAAGCATGGCAACGTGCGCTAGGCTATAACAGTGATCACTTGTTCCCGTTATCTCGTTGGAATAATCAGCCAATCCACAGTGCTAAAGCCAGTGAATGGGTGCGGGGAGTATCAAAGAAAGCATGGAGTGCACATGATCTTAGAAAGCGAGCACGTTCAATATGGGCGGAATTAGGGGTTGATTACATTGTATGTGAATCCTTGCTCAATCATGCGAGGGATAAGCTAGATCAAGCCTATATTCATACACATATGGAGTTACAGAAGAAAGAAGCGTTAGAAACGTTAGAAACGTACCATAAATGGCTTAAAAAAGGATGGTGTACCTGTCTAGCACCTGTCTCGATTCAAAATCCAATCATCGATAAACCCTTATCCAGACTGGCTTGAAGCCACTTTTCATTATAAACCTCAGCGGATGATAATAAGAATGCAGATTTGTACGAAAAACGAACAAATCAACGCAAATTTGATGGGAGCGGCTCGCGTTGTTCCTCATCAAGTTGGCCTAATCAAATTGAGTAAAACGCAGTTAAAAGTTCTTCAATCGATTATGCCTGGTGAAAAGATAACAGCAGAGCAGATTGCCGAGCGTTGTGAGTTGTCCTGTTCGTGGGCGAGTACATTGTTGAAGACTGTTTGGGAAAGGGGGTATTTGGTGAGAACCGCCGTCATGAGAGAAGGCGGTGGTTTAATGTTTTATTATTATTAA